GCCTCTTTGGCCGCAGATCTTATGACATCCGCAACAGCCGCACAGCAACTGGCCAACTTGACGAGTGCCAGTGCCTACCTCGGGCGCGCTGCTCGGAACCTCTCGGATGCGAGCACTTAACGTTGAACACGATCATAGTCGCCGGCGGCAATCTGTTTCGTATTTCCGCGGAGCAACTGGGCGACGCAACGCAATGGATAAGAATCGCACAGTTAAACGGACTCAATGATCCTATGCTTTCAGGTGTCCAGACGCTATTGATCCCTGATCAAGATCCGAACGCGGGAGGCGGCATTGCTACTCAATGAACCGCAACCATCGTATCGAGTTCCGCGACTTCGCATTCTCGCAAATGGCCAGCCGCTAACTGGAGCATACACAGCAGAGGTCATTGCGAACAACTACTACAGCGCTGACCGCTTTAGCACGGTCATCGCGCTCGGCCCTGATCCATGGGCTGACACGCCCTTCTGGTCTTCGGAGGTAGATATTCTGATCGATGTCCAATTGAGTCTAGACGATGGAACGAGTTTTACGAGCCTCCTGCAAGGTATGGCCGACACAGTATCGATCGATCCGGTCGAAGGTGTCGTCCGGCTTAGTGGACGAGATTTCACTGCAGCACTGATCGAGGCTCGGACACAAGAGGCCTTCTCAAATCGGACATCAAGCGAAATAGCTACGATTCTCGCACAGCGCCACGGCCTTGTCCCTAGTGTGGTTGCCACCACCACCCCAGTCGGCCGCTTCTATCAAAGTGATCACGAGAGCCTCACCCTCGACCGATTCTCGAGAGCCACCACCGAATGGGATCTGTTAGCGTACCTAGCACGGCAGGAAAGCTATGATGCATTCATAGCCGGGCGGAGTTTGTATTTCCAGCCAATGGTGCAAGTGTCGGCGAACGCCCAATTGCTACGACCGACGGATATGATTCAACTCAAACTAGAACGTGTGTTGACTCTTGCACACGATATCCAAGTCACGGTAAGGAGTTGGAATTCGCTTCGGGGAACGGCGTTCACGGAACGCGTCACCAGCACTATTACGGGCAGTCCCAATAGTGGTATGGGTCAACCACGCGAGTACGTCGTTGTACGTCCTAATTTGACACCTGATAAGGCACTGACGGTTGCACAGCAACAGCTATCGGAATTGTCCCGCCACGAGCGTGTGGTTGAGTTCTCAATGCCGGGTGAGCTCATGCTCACGCCTCGCAGTATGATTCAGTTGGACGGTACCGGAACCGACTTCGATCAAACGTATTATATTAACTCCATTGAGAGGACGCTTCGACCCCAGACGGGGTTCTTGCAGCGGATCCGAGCTAGCAACGGCTCGCCGAGGACCGAACAGGTCCTTGAGGCGGCGAGCTAATTGATGGAACGGTTCGTTAATGCAATTAAGGCACATGCCGACGCATTGGTTCAGACCCAGGGCCAACCGCGATTCGCTACAATCACTTCAGTCGACCCGAACACAGGGACAGCACGAGTGGCGTTGCAGCCAGAAGGGGTCCTAAGCGGCTGGCTTCCGGTCCTATCCGCCTGGGTAGGTGCCGGGTGGGGAATGATATGCCCTCCCGCACCTGGAGATCAGGTGCTTGTTCTCGCTCAGGAGGGAGCAGCCGAACATGGGGTCATTGTCGGTCGGATATTTTCGGGTCAGCAGATTCCGCCGCCGGCTCCTGTTGGCGAATTGTGGCTTGTTCATCAGACTGGCTCCTACTTCAAACTAACAAACGACGGAACTGTTCAAATCGGAGGCGATTTGCACGTAAGTGGAGACGTCTACGACAGCCAAGGACCTTTGTCGCGACTGCGAGGCCATTATGATGCCCATACGCATATCGACTCTCGTGGCGGGACAACGACTACAACTAACGAGCCGGATTAGGGACATCCATGGCTGACATCGCTCACCAATGGGGTTCTGACCTGGGGTTCGGGCCGACCGGAGATTTGGCCGTTGTCGCTGGCTCCGCCCTGGGCCAACAACGCGTTCTAAGGCGCCTTCTTACCAATCCGCTCGACTATATCTGGCAACCCACCTATGGCGCCGGATTAGCTGGCTTCATCGGGCAGCCCGCAAACGCGTTACAGATCCGCGCCACAATTCGTAGTCAGATCTTCATGGAGGCTGTGGTTGCACAAAACCCAGAGCCGACTGTCAACGTGACGCTCAACCCGGCAGGTGCTGCAGGGGATGTTTATGTGAATATTTTATATGTCGACGCACAGACCGGACAGACTCAGGTACTTACCTTCTCTGTGAGTACATAGACGATGCAGCTTTCACTTCAGACGTTTACCAGCTTGGTTCAGGGTATGGCCGCGGCCGTCCAAGCTGCTGCAGCTCAGCTCCTCGACCTAACGGTCGGCTCTACGCTCCGGGCAATATTGGAGGCGACAGCATCGCTTGCATTATGGATGCAATGGCTCATTTTGCAGGTCCTCCAGATGACGCGGGCAGCAACAAGTAACGGCGCTGACCTTGATAGTTGGATGGCTGACTTTTCCCTGACACGCCTGCCAGCGAGCCCAGCATCAGGAACGGTCACATTCTCTCGGTTCAATTCCAGTGTTCCTGCACTCGTTCCAGTAGGTGCTCTAGCGCGAACGACCGACGGCACGCAGACATTTGCGGTCACCGAGGACGCTACCGCCCCAGGATGGAACCAGGCGCAAAACGGTTACGTAATTGGCATTGGGGTTGCCAACCTTGATGTGCCTGTTGTAGCACAGACGGCAGGGATTGGCGGCAATGTGCAGGCTGCGGCGATAACTGTCCTAGCATCGGCGTTGTCCGGTATAGACAGCGTATTGAATGCCGCTCCGTTCGCAAATGGTATGAACGCCGAGTCGGACTCAGCCCTCAGGCTTCGATTCCAAAGTTTCATGGCAAGCCTGTCGCGGGCAACCCTTGCGGCGGTGGGCTATGCGCTCACTACCGTTCAGCAAGGGCTAAGCTATACAATACAGGAAAACCAGAATCCTTCAGGGGCATTCCAGCTCGGGAATTTCATAATCGTTGTAGACGACGGGTCCGGATATCCGTCGAACGCACTATTGTCCATGGTGCAGCAGGCTGTAGAGGTTATTCGCCCGGTCGGGTCGACATTCGCTGTTTTTGCGCCAACGGTCACGCAAGTGAATGTCTCACTTACCATTACCGCGACCAACGGCGCTAACGTAATCCTTCTTACCCCGCAGATCGTCAACGCAATAGGCGCATACATGAACGCTCTTCCGGTTGGCGCTCCGCTTCCTGCTACGATGATCGCGCTAATTACTTATACGGCATGCCCGAACATCAGCAACGTCACGTCGATCCTGCTTAATGGCCAGGCCTCAGATATCGTCGTGCAGCTTTCCGGGGTTATCAAAACCGGCACGGTAGTGGTGAGTTGATATGATAGGCGACCAGCAGGATATTCTGTTTCGTCTGAAGCAGGTCCTGCCGCTGGGGTGGTTTCCGGACGGCACGCCCGTTCTTGACACGCTCCTGAGCGGCGTCGCGTCGGCCTGGGTATGGGTATATGACCTTCTACAGTACGTTATAACCCAGGCTCGCATTTTGACAGCTGAAGAAACGTGGCTAGATTTGATAGCAGCGGATTATTTTGGATCGGGCCTCACTCGACGCGTTGGCGAGAACGACGGCGCATATCGACTCCGAATCCAGCTCGAGCTCGTTCGCGAACGAGGGACACGACGCGCTGTCATCTCGTCACTCGTTGATCAGACTGGTCGATCACCTATTGTGTTTGAACCAGCCAACGCTGCGGATACCGGTGGATATGGCGGTATCAGCGGAATGGCTGGCGGGGTCGCCTATGGAGTGGCGGGCGGTTGGGGAAGCCTGGACCTGCCGTTTCAATTTTTTGTCACCGCCTATCGACCGGCAGGCGTGGGAATCGGATCCGTATCAGGATGGGGATGTGACGGCGGAGGATATGGTCAGGGATCTCTGGAATACGCAAGTCTTACAATGATGCAGGGTCAGGTTACGGATGCCGATATTTGTACGGCAATTACTGACGTGCTGCCGGTCGGGGTAATCGCGTGGACCCGAATAAGCAGCTAGCGCCTTCATTTGGCAGCAAGAGGACCATATGGACCGAAACCTAGTTTATCCTGGAAGCATCCCGCTCGACACCGATCTTCTCTCAGTCAACCGTAACACGATGATCGCGCTGGGCTATCTTGCGCAGGCGGTGTTGGGCACCGGCCCCGTCGTGGATGGACTAGCTTGCACGCCGACGTCTCCGGCTTCCATGGCCATTACTATCGGGCCCGGCACAATCTCCCAGCTTTCCGTGGTCGACATGCTTCCGTACGGATCCTTACCTGCAGACACAACGGATCCACTGCTCAAGATTGGGATCAATATTTCCCCGACGAGTTTCACAGTTACAGCCCCGACTACATCGGGACAATCGGCGAATTACCTCATCGAGGCAGCGTTCCAAGAGAGTGATATTGATCCCGTAGTTTTGCCTTATTACAACGCTGCACAACCGTCTCAGCCGTACAGCGGCCCGGCAAATTCCGCGACTGCCCAAAATACCCTGCGCACGCAATGCGTTGAACTACAGATGAAGTCCGGCGCACCCGCCATTTCCGGAACACAATCCACCCCTCCCGCGGACAATGGGTGGGTTGGTCTCTACGTGATCATCGTCTCGTACGGCCAGACGACGGTTACCACAGCGAACATTTCGACACTTCCGACGGCGCCCTTTCTGTCCTGGAAGCTGCCCTGGCTACGTCCCGGCTTTGGCTCGGGAATCCAAAGCTTTCCACCAGCGTCGGGAAATTTCATTGTTCCGGCGGGTGTCACACAGGTAGAGGTTGAAGTCTGGGGAGGCGGCGCGGGCAGCTACGCGTCAGTCTCCGGTGTATCCACCGGCATCGGCTCGGGTGGCGGCTCTGGCGGCGGCTACGCACGAAAGAGGGTTACCGGCTTAACGCCAGGTCAGGCCATTGCTGTTGTCATCGGCCCCGGCGGTAATCCTGGAACAACGGGCGGCGGCGCAACCCCCGGTGGTACGTCGAGTTTCGGATCCTACGTCAGTGCGACCGGCGGGAGTCTCAATTCTCTCGCGAGTGTCACAAGCCCGCAGAACGGTGGTACACCTGGAGGATCTGGCGTCGGAGGGGACGTCAATCTTACCGGATCTGACGGTCAAGCAGCCGTGTTGAACCAGGGAGGAATGGGCGGTGCAGCCCCAATGGGCGGAAGCAAGAACAGCGGTACAACCGGCGTTGTCGGTGTGTTTCCTGGCGGTGGCGCCTCGGGAGCCGGCACAGGTTCCAATAGTAATACGCCATACATTGGCGCGCCCGGCGCACCTGGGTTGGTAGTTATAAGATGGTAGTATGCGAACGTATGCAAGGATTCAAGAAGCACGCGTAACCGAGCTAGTGACCACCAGCTAAGATATTCCGATTACGTCTCATCCAGCGTTACTATGGGTCGACGCTTCGTCCGCGAATGGGATCGCAGAAGGCTGTAGCTATGATGGGTCGGTATTTTCGAGGGCTGTCGTTGCAGAGGTCATCTCTCCAACGCTGTCGATTTCTGCGATGCAGGACCAGCTGGCGATCTTTGTTGTTCAGCTAGCGGCATTGACCAAGACTGCCTGACTGATTCGTCAGGTGTATTCGTTCATAACCGTCAGGCCCGGGTTGGTTCCGCCGCAGCGCAGATCCCGATACAGCTTAGGAACCGTCCAGGAACAACCGAATTCCGGTTAGCCATTGAGCATTGCCAGGGATTATCGTTCGAATGGCCAGATCCTATCCTGGCTGAATGATCGACCCAACGCCGGTTCGGGCGCGCTTCGCGCCCTTGTCATCGCATGTGGACGAGCAGGAACGTCGCTTGCTGGCCGCCATGGAAGCCCGCCTGGCCAGCTATGGCAGCATCGCAACTGTCGGCCGTGCGACCGGCGTTGCCGCCAATACGATATGACGGGGCCTGCGAGACCTACCGACGGAAAGGTTGCTTGAACCCCGACAGGTACGCCGCCTGGGAGGCGGGCGCAGGCCGCTCACTGTGACGGATCCGGCGCTATTGCCCGCGCTTTTGTCACTGGTGGAACCCGATGAGCGGGGCGCCCAATGTCACCATTACGCTGGACGTACGCAAGCCTGCACCACTTGGCAGATGTGCTGGCTACGATGGGACACAAGGTCGGCCGCTCGATGATCCTCCACCGACTCCCGGCGGAAAAGTTCAGCCTGCAAGGCAACAGCAAGACCGAGGAAGGCGGTGAGCACGAGGACCGACTACCGGACGAGTTGAAGGTAGAGCCGCCTAGGGGCACGATGGGGCCGAACGCAAGACCTACAACGTAATCCACCTGCATCAGGCTACGGCGGTAGCTTTGCCCGAACACGTCGACCACCGGAGAGCAACGTTCGGCATAGCGATCTGGAGTACGGTGCAACCAATCAGGCAAAAAGCGGTCGGTCAGTTCCCGCGTCGCACCCCAAGGCCAATCCGGACGAAGGTGTTGTCGGCCAAGGTGTAATGCCTTCCGCCGCAAATTTGCGCGCCAACCAGCTATGGCCGTTACAGTAGAATTGCAGGCGCAACGGTGCCCAGGTAAGGACGACCCGCAGGTAGATCAGCCCGAACCAAGCATCCAGGAAGTGGAAATAATAGTGCAGGCACCTATTACTATCCGGCCGGATGAAGCCCTTGCGCGTTTGGCTTGTCGTGCCAGGACTGATAAGCATCGTAGCTGGCGTTCCTAGCCTTCCAAAGGGTCACGGATGTGGGATACTCGCACGAACTCTGGACGAGGCGGTTACTGGCCCACCACGCCCGCGGGCATAGGCGGCAGGGGCCACGTCTCCCTGGCACGAATCGCGTAGGGCGCGGTGTACAAGATCCTCGCTGATCAGGAGGTGAAGCCGCACAAGATGCGCTACCACCTGGAGCAGCGCGATCCGGAATTTGACGCCAAGATGGCCAAAGTCCTGCGTGTTTATTAGCAGGTTACCATCCTGCGGGTGGCGGAAGCTGATGTAGCGGAGCCCTGCCCCAAAGCTGATCCGAAGGTAACGGGCAAGACCGCGGCTAACGTCGCAGTCGTCCCTTATGACGAGAAGCCGGGCATCCAGGCAACCCCAACACGGCGCCGGACTTGCCACCGGTCGCGGGCGAGAGCGCGCGCGTCGTGCGCGACCATGAATACCAGCGCTACGGGACGCTGGGTCTGCTGGCAGGGATCGACCTGCTCACCGGACGAGTTCGCGCCCGCTTCGAGGACCGCCATAGCTCACGCGAATTCATCGGCTTCCTTAAGAAACTCGATGCTGCCTATCCGACCAATACGGCGATCAAGGTCA